AATATATCGTTTTGCTTTATTCAAATCTTCTATTTCATCTGTACTAGTTTTGTAACCTGCTCTCATTATATACTTTATAACATTACCCATCCAAAAAGGCAACTCATTATTCATAATGAATGATACAGGCTCTATTGCATATCGTTCATAATGCTTTGGATTTTTAATAACATCTGATTGTTCCATAGCTTGTTTCATATACTCTTCATGTCTTATCTGGTCATTCATTATGCGCTCCCTTCTGTATCACTATTAAATGTAAGATTGATTACATTATCATCTCCATATTCAATCTTAACAGTTTTATTATTATTTTCAGCATCTTCTATTAAGTCTTCAAAGTCATCAGGATAATCTTCAGCTACATAATTATACATAGTTTCACGTAGAGTTTCATTATCCTGCATAATACTCAAAGAACCTATCATCATTCTTATAAAGAAATCTATACCACGATATGTTTCTTTTGTCAAGTCATGGTTCTTAGGATACGCTACATCTATATTAACATTACCTGTCCAATCATCGCCATTAAAAATGGGAGTAACCAATATCATAAAGTCTCTATTGGTTATTACTAAGTCATCTTCATTGTCATTCATTTCTTTCTCCTCTGTATTTTGTTGTAGGGAAAAGGAATGAACTTACTATGTTTATTCTTACCCTTCTCTTGTACCCAATCCTCTGGTATAATCCTGTCGTAGTATCTAAAGCCATACTTATCACACCACTCACCATATGTAGACTTAGCACCCTTACGTAACTTTCTTCTGCTATTCTCAAATACAAATCTTATATCTAATTTAGGATGCTGTCTCTGTATTGCAAGATGCTTACGTCTGTCTATAGTAGTAAACATCCCTTTGGTTTCAATTATTATACCATTGTCTAATATAAAATCAGGAGTGTAGGTTCTGTAGGCTAGGTCTTCCCATTCAATCTTAATGCTTTCATATTCAAACTTAATGTTTAATTTTGTAAGCCTTTCTGAATTAGAAAGTTCTAGCCCACTTCTGTAACCATACTTCCTTGCTGCTCTAAACTGTTTATGATTTGGCAAGGTGTTGCCACTCCTCTGATAATTCAACGTACTTAACCATCTTAGGTTCTTTAGCCTGAGATTTTACTGCAGGTAGTTCCTGCAAGTTAGGCCAACATGCATACCTGTAGTCACAGAACCCACACGTTGTGCCTAAAACTTTATTGCCAGTAGGTTTGCCTCTGAATGTTTCAACCTCTGCTTCAAAGCACCTTTCAAACTGGTTTGTTTTTAGTTTGTCATGTACTAGTTTTATCTTTTTGTATTCCTCTTCTACATCTACGTTGTCTGCCTTAACATATTTGAACTGACCAGTAGCCTTATTAATTACCCACCAACCACCTGCATTTAAACCAGAGGCTTTAGCATAACCTGCTAGTTGTCCTATGTAACCAAAGGCATCACCAGATTTTAAAGTATCATATGATTCAAACTTATGTTTAAATGACCAATCTGATGCAGACTTTATGTCATCAACAGCACCATCAATAACAATATCATATGTTCCACTAACAGAGCCTGTGCCAACAGGTAACTTAACAACATCCGAATCATAATAGTTAACTCCTGCTTCTTTTAATAAACCTTTAAATACTGCCTCAACAATATCACCAAGCAACATGTTCATTACAAATGTTGTAGGCTTTGGTAATGCTGTCTCAGGTTTATTCTTTTCAAACCACAACTGGCAGTAAGGTCTGCCTACATTAGACATACGTAGTTTAAACTCTCTTGGTTTACTTGTACCAAACTGTTTTGTTACAGCTTCATACACATCCTTTGAGATTTGGGATGACACATCTTTTGATATGCCACCCTTACCACTAACAACTTTCTCAAGGTACTGATGTAAAGCTATCTCTGCTCTATGATTCATTAAGCATCCTCAACATCTGTAACGCTAACGAAATCAGTATCTAATATTTCATCATCAGGTTTATTATTTTTATTATACTCAGACAGTACCCAATCATTATGAGATTGAATGTGTTCCATAAACATTGTAAACAGTTGCTGGTCAGCATCTGATATTTCAATCTTAGAATTAACATCTAACTCAGCTACTGGAACATAGTATGTTTGTGGAACTTCACGTCTTTCATTTGTTACAGTAATTGTATGTTGCATTGGTAGACGCTTCATTGTATTTAACTTAGAGAATATAGAACCAATGTTCTTGTACCCTTCCTTATTATTTACATCCCAAACAAAAGGCATTTTCTCTATTGGATGTGCATCACCTTCCTCTGTAATTGCATCAGGCATAGACAACTCACCAAAGATAACACGACTACGTTGTATTGAACGTAGCAAATCTTGTGTAGATTTTGGTAGTGCTTTGAAGTCTTCAATGTAACCAGAAGGTTTACCACAGTTAAAGCCACCATCACTATCTTTTAAATCTACACTAAAGTTATCAGACATTAATGTTTTAACATAGTTCTTAGCATTACTATCATACTTCTGATACATGAAACGCTGTATGAATGGGCGTACAATAACACTCTCTGCATACACAGTTGTTCCATTCTTTATTTCAAATGTACCACCGGGAAGTATTTCTACCTTGGCAATCTTACCATTAACTTCTGTCTCACCCATGATAGGTGCTTTGTTTACTTTAAGTCTAGCAAGAGTAGACTTTTCTTTATTAGTATCATATGCAATGCCCATCATCTTAGCCATTGTTGCATAATCATTTGTATTTATTACTGCTAATTCACTCATAAATTTTATCTCCTATACTGTAAAAGAGTGGTAGTTATATCACAAAACATCCTTGGTGTCAAGCCAATTCGGACCTATTTTTGCTTCTAATAATAGTGGAACATTGAAGTCTAATGACCACTTAGTATTTATTAAATCTGTTAAATCTCTATTAGTCTGATTGATTACTTCTATTACTCCTTTCTCTTCATCAGGGTGTATGTCAATCACTATACTATCATGCACAGTATTTACAATACAGGACTTAAAGTTACTTAATAGCTTATGTATATGTATCATAGCTACTGGTACAATGTCTGCTGTAGCAAATCCCTGCACAGGATAGTTCTTAATGTTAGTAAAGTATGTTACTCCACCATTAGTTCTTCGTTGTACATCAGGAAAAGCATACTGTCTACCTGATGGTATTGTAATACACCTGTTAGTCAAAGCCTCTTCAGCCAATCGGGAGTGCCATACCCCGATTTCCTCGTACTTGTCTGTGAAGTGTTCATAATATGCAGCTTCAGCAGACGTGCGTCCATATCCTGTTGCTCCATAAAGTGGTGCGAATGTATGTGCTTTTGCTTCTTGGCGACTAGTCTTCTGACCTGCGTCACTAATAACTTGGGCAGTATAACTATGGACATCAAAACCTGTTTTAACTTCTTCAATTGCTACTCCATCTTGTGAAAGGAATGCTGCCACACGAAACTCTAACTGTGCAAAGTCAGCTTCCATTATCTTTCCATTATCCCAACGAGATACAAATACTTTCTTAACAGGAAACGTACCACCACGTGGCATGTTCTGCATGTTAGGATTAGAACCTGATAGTCTACCTGTTGCTGTTCTATGTTGCAATAAACTTACATGCAACTTACCATCTGGTTTAGTAAATGTTTGAATACCTTTTACATAAGTTGATATATAAGATTCTACAGCACTAAGTCTAATAACTTTAGACAAGAATGATTCAGCCTGTGTCATACCCTTTGATTTAGCTTCTGCTTGTAAGTGTTTAAGATTATCTTTACCTGTACTAAAACCATTTGCACTAGCCCACTTAGCTGATGGTGCAGTAAACTTTAGACCTGCAATCTTATTTGTATTCTTGTAAATAAATCCTTCTGATTTACAGTCAATACATTTATTATCTTTAGCATAGGGTGTTCCATCCTTCTTAGTCTTACGTATATACCCTGTACCATTACATACTTTACACTTCTCAGCTACTGTCTGCAGAACTATATCAGTCTGCCTCGTGATTAAGTCACGCCACTCTCTGTCCTTCATGTATTCGTTGTAAGAGTTAGCCCACAAGTTTTTATCTCGTGGCTTCCTTGAGTACACAACCCAAGATAATTGTTCAGGACTACTTAGATTAACCTTAGTATCCCCCATTAACTGTTGTATATCTTTATCCAGTTCCTGCTTCAGTGTTCTCTGTTCATTTTCAAACTCCTTTCTAACTTCATCTAATATTTCTAAGTCTACCTTGATACCATTCCTATAGGTATCAGATAGAACATTACATAAAGAATTAGTTAAATCAACTGTTGGCATTAGAGATGCGTAAGTTACAGTGTTTAACTTTTTCCATTGTAAATCCGATAACTCTTGTGTAGCTTTAACATCAGTCATACAATACTCTGATAACTCATCAAGAGGTATGTCATTTGTATTACAACCCTTATCATAATACTCTTTCAATGTACCTAGCTTACGTGTTAAGTCATACTTCTCAGAACATGCACCCAAGGATAGACTGCCATCCTTTTGTCCACGTCTTAACACATACTCTACTAACATTGTATCCCAGACAGGTCCTTCATATTTAAAGCCACACTCCCACAACCAAGCAAGTTCATATGCTGCATTGTGACATATCAATACAGTAGCTTTATCAAGATAGTCTTGAACATTAGAATGATTGTCAGTGCCATCAGATTCTGGATGGTCAAATGTATAGCATACTTTGTCACCTGTGTCTGTCATTATACCTACAACAACTAGTGAGTTATCAGGTTCAAATGGGTCAAGATGATTCTTGCCATCCCTTGTTGTAGTATTTGTTTCTATATCAAGTGTTACTTTCATTAAGTTTATCCTTATGTTTTTGTAAATATTTTATTGCTCTATTTAAAGTATCTGCACTATCACCAAACGCTCCAAGACCTCTGTTACATGAGTGACACAAGAAACCTCTGAAAGTTTTAGAAGTATGGCAATGGTCAAGAACCCAAGGACCATTAGACTTACCACCTTTACCTGCTACTAGTGTTGCATCACGCTCACAAACAGGACACAAATAATTATCAGTATCCTGTGGTGGTTTATGTATTAACTTTAATCCATCTCTAACTTTTGTTAGTTCCTTATTACATTCAGTACACTCAGGTCTAAGGTAATTAGCACCACTACTTTTTGAGAAAGCAGACACAGGAAGTAATTGATTACACTTACCACAATGCTTCATATCCTCATTTACTATGGTAGTCTGTTTAAAAAGATTTCCTTGTCTCATACTTTATACCTCGCTCTCTCATGGTCTAGGTTACATATTAATCTACCATGCCACCCTGTTAGTTTATTCTTTACAATATTAAGGTGTCTCTGTGGGTCTTCTTGACTTGTGTTTGTGTTATCCCCTACATCAGGATTACGTGCAACAAGTATCATCAAGTCTGCTTCTGCAGCTTTGCCTGTCTTAGAACCTTCCATCATACTCTGATTAAGTATTGTCTTACCCTCTGCTTCAGCAGATAGCTGAGACATATAAAAGATTGCACAACCATACTCCTTTCCTATTTGTCGTGCATGTATTACGTTAGCCTTGAGTGCTTCATCCTGTCGTGAGTAGCCATACATCTTGGCAAACTTATCACCCATATCAAGTACTACAATGTCTGGCTTATAAGTTTTGCAAACACCCTCAACCCAATCCATGTTCTTTCCTGTCGAATCTTTGACTAATAGTTGCTCCATCATTGGTCGGTATCTGCGTTTAGCTTCCACAGGATTGCGTTTAATCTCTGCTTCAGACATGTTTGATATGCAAGTCAAGTATCTGTTGACTACACGATTGTATGCTTCCTCATTACAAAGAACCATACACTTAGCACCCTGCTCAACAAATCCCCCCGGACCTGCTAACATACTTGCATGGAAGGATGTCTTACCTGTATTAGGTCTAGCACCTACCTCAATTAGTTGTCCTGAGTTTATTCCGGGAACGACTTGTGCTAGTGTAGGCAAGTTAAACTTCCATTTAGAATCTTCTTCCATCATATTCATTATGGTTTCAAAAGATATGTCTTCCCATTCTACATTAGTAGTAGGTGTGAAGTCTTCATTGTACCTATCTAGCATGTCTTTTAAGGGCTGTAGAGTGGTGATGTCACCATTGGTTAAGTCTACTGCCACATTAACTAGTTCATCCCCTACATGCTTACGAAACAGCTTAGAAAGTACATCATTTGCTACGTCAGTACCCATTGGATGCTCACTCTTAATTGAATGAAACATAGCTTGATACTGATGTAACTGTGCTGACGTAAGTGATGGGTTAGAAGATATAAAATAAGATTCAACTTCATCAGGTGATATGTCACGACTGTATCGTGTAATCATTTCATCAATAGTTTTCTTTATCTTCTTACCATCTGTACTGAATAAACTATCAGGACATCTTTCTCCACGATTACTATCGTAGAAATCTTTAATCATTAAGGTGCGTAATAATATCTGTTCCACTACACACCACCTAATCTTTTCATCATTTCAATGTCATCCTTTACTTTGTATTTCAAATCATTAGTTATGTTAATAACTTTAGAGTTGGGTATCTCTTTACTAATCTTAACACCCTTTGTTATTGCGTCAGGGTCTAACGCTACAAGTACAGTCGAGAACTGTGATAGTATCTGTTTGTGTGTATCAAACAAACTTGTTCCAAGTAATGCAACCCCAACAAAACCATTAACACTACCTGCCACTACAGCACTAACACAGTCCTCAACCACTACTGCGACATCACCTATGCCATAACGATATGGGAAAGGAGAGAAACCATATCGCTTCCACTTAGGTTGCCGCCATGCTGCCAATGCTCTACCAGTAGCATCGACAGGAATGCCATCATACATTACAGGAAAGACAATTCTATCTTCTCTGACATCATACAGTACGCCACCCAAAGCGCACATTATATCCCACCTATGTAGGAAATCAATGACGTGTCCTCTATCTCTGTGAGGCACGATGTAATCAGGCATAACAAATTCTTTTTTACTATCCTTTTTATTTACAAATTGTTCTAAAGTTACACGTGTTTTTTGATTACCCTTAACACTGCAACTTGCTTTATAACAATTCCACATTAACTTACCCATCTCATTGCTTACTGTAAAAGTATTATAACCTTTGCACACTGGACAATTAGTACGAACTGTTTCACCAACGCCAACATTAATATCATTTAATATCTTTAACATTATATATTATCTCCTTTCTTGTCGGCATTTAATATTTATATATCACGATTTTTACGTGCTGTCAAGGCATAATTTGCACTGTCAAAAGTATTTTTTATGTAAGGCTTTACACTCTGTGGGTTACTGTGTCCTGTAACCGACATGATTTGTGCAATGCCGACACCAGCTTCAACCATCTCTGTTGTTCCTGTCCTACGTAAGTCAGACAACCTTAATTCTTTTGGCAGCCCTGCCTCATCTATTAACTGCCGGGAAAATTTAGACATCTTAAACATACTATAAGGTATGTATTCTCCTCTATAAGGGCTAGGTCTAGGTGCTATGTACTTTTGAAAACCGAAGTCATCATGTTGTTGCATTAACATCTCTAGTAAGCTATCACTTATAGGTAAAAATACTTCTGCTCTACGCTTACTCTGCTCAATAGAACATCTTTTCTTATTAAAGTCTATACTATCCCATGTCAGTACACGCATATCTCCTACACGTTGACACCATTCATATGCCATCTGTGCAATCAGACCTAAGTTACGCCACTTGTAATCACTATATGCATGGTCAAGTAATTGTTGTACCTGTTCAGGTGTCCAAACAGTTTTTCTACTTTTAGTTGACCTCTTCTTGACTGAAGCAAATGGGTTAGTGCTTATGTTTTCCATGCGTACTGCATAGTTCATAACTATATTTGCTACACACACTATGTGATTAGCATATGATACACCCATGCTACACCAGAAATCGTAAGCAAGTTTAGCTTTCTTTGTTGTCAAAAGATTGACATCTAATTCCTCACCAAAGTATTTAGTAAAGCAACTCATCATGTATTTATAATGTTGTTTAGTTTCTTTACGTAACTCTTTGTATTCTATAGAACTTTTGTATTGCTCTATCAGTATTGTTATTGTCATAGTGTACTCCTATATATACTATAGCCTATACATATCCATATATAAATTATTACAAGTTCCAGCAGCATTTAGTCACAACTCTTTAATCGTGACATCTCTGCTACATATACAGCCCTACGTTCATCATAGTATGACTTATCTAATGAAGTCATATACCCCATTCGGGGATAGGTGTCATAAAACATTAGTATTTTCCTGTCCATTTCTTCTTCTGATTCTGTTTCAATTCTTACTGTTATCATCTTTAAGCACCCAATCTGCCATATAATATTGTTTGTTACCCTCTTTGTCTGTTGGTGGTTCAAAGCCAAACATCTTTTGTAATTCACCAACTGCTTGTTCTAGTTTCCCTATGTCAGACATATACATATCATGGCACTCACACACCATACTAAGTATGCTGTTTAGATTGTTATGTGCTTTAAGCAATTTCATTCTATCCTCAAAGGTTATCTTCATTGTATCTCTCCTTTATAATATCTGTGTCATCCTCATCTAATATACCTACTACTTGCTCTCGCCAAGAATTATAACATCTCTCAAGCGAATCTACAATATCTAATAGTTCTTCATTCATTATATTATCCTTTCATATACTATAAAGTTAAAGGCATCACAAAATTCTTTTATTGTTTTGTATGGTGTTTTTCCACCACCCTCAAATCTAATATTCTTTTTAAGGTATTTTAATAGTTCATCTTTAGTATCAAAGTGACTATATGCATCTCTAGTTTCGTAATAATCTCCTTCTCCAAATTCTCTAAAACCTTTGTAGTCATAGCTTTGTATTAAGATATATTCTTCATTCATGTTCACCCCCATTTTAATCATTTAATTTCTCCATCAATACACCATGAGTACCATGATGTGCGTGTAGCTGCTGTATAACTACCCATCCCATACGTTTGTATGCTTCTATGTCGTAGTGTGATACGTATCTATATGTTCTCATTTAATCCATCCTTGTTACAAAGTATCCATCAGGTGTAGGCAAACCTATCACACCACCTGTATCATAGAAATATACTATTCCATCTGCTGTATTCATATACGCAACAGCTTTCATATCTTCATTCCATGTACCATCTTCATCTTCTACAACATTTCTATATGTAC